AGGGGCAGAGCACGGTACAGTGTTTTATAACCCAGACGAAACAATACGTTACACATTCCCTTATAAGGTTAATACAGGTTACTTGATGATCAAGGGACCGGATCAATATCATGGAGTTCCTACTGTACTCCCCGAAGGTCAGTTGCGACTAAGCAGTTACACTTACTTCGGCCCTTTTACGCATAAATAATGTAATGCGTGAATTAGATAACATATCAGCTTCTTTATTTGAAAAAATCCGTGCTCGCTTTGACAATATTAGTTTGGGCAACAACAAAGCCAATCGTACTAGCGATCCTGAACGTGCAAGATTTTTTAACTTTGATTATATAGGAGAAGATGGAGAGAACTACGGAAATGTTACTGTTAGCGTAATTGACGAAGAATCTCTTAAAGTTTATTACGGTGTAAATATCACAGAAAAAATGTCTAATCTTGATACAAAAAAATGGTTTGACTTTTTAAAAGATTTGCGCAAGTTTGCGAAAAGAAATATGTTAAATTTTGATGTTAGAGATATAAACCGTAGCAATCTTGATTTGCGGAATCTAAAACAACAAAGTTCCGCTGACGGTACTTTTGATACTGACGAACTAGTAGCAGAGGCAAAGTTATACGGCGACAATAGAGATAAGCATACCAGTTATGCGGACCTAGGTGAACACAAGATTATTATCAAGCACGTAGAATCAGTAGATCCAGACAAACATGGTGCCCGTGCTAGAAACATCAGTAAGATTTTTATCGAAACTCCTGTAGGCGAACGTTTCCTCTTAGACCATAAAAACTTGCATGGTGCCAGAGCATTAGCAAATCACCTAAATCGTGGTGGAGAGATTAACGATAACGGTAGCGAAGTTATTGCTGAAATGGTTAAAGAAATGAGTGCTATGCGACACTTTGCTCGTAGCATGAACAACAGAACATTTGAAGATACAGAAACAACACGCATGGTTGAAGCGGCAATAGGTCGCTATCAAGAAGTTAAAAAGAATTTAGAAAGTTTCAAAGGACGTAATGGTCACGCATTGCTTTTACAAATGGCAGAAAACTATGCCAAACCAGAAGATAATGTTGATATAGATGAAATGCGTGAACGTTTTGTTAAGAAGATTTTTGACGATAGGCTTAATGACGCATTGCCATATGTTCATAGAGCATATACAAGTCAATTTGAAGATTGGGCTACAGACGTTACAGAAGAAACATTTGGCCCGGCTGCAACCGATAAGCTGACGGAACTATTCGACGATCCAATCACAGTTGGTGTTGACGGACAGGATGCTATTGCCGCAATAGCAGGTATTAGTTTTGTTGATAACGATGATTTATCAGCTCAGTTACAAGATTTAAGCAAGCAAGGACCAGATGTAGATGCAAGGCCTATGATTGCTGCCTGGCTAGCCCAAAACGGTGAACCAGACCTAGCAGAAGAACTTGAAGCAATACTGCAATCACAAGCAGTAAACACAACCGCTCCTGCACCCCGCCCACAAGAACCAGACAATGACACTTACGGTGATACCACAATGCCAGCTGGTAATACTGATCCAGTAATGAATGAATTCCAGGGCACAGAGATTGACCATAAGATACACGGACTAACCAAACAGTTAGACACTAGCAGACCTAAAACTGCTGAGTTAGAAGATGAACTTGATGCAAGAAAAAAGAGTTCAGACAATCTCAAACAAGTTCGAGACATTATTACCAAAGAATCAGCAGATGATTTAGACATGATTCGTTGGTTAAGTGGTTTGGACAAAAAATAATAAATTTCTCTTTGACAAGATAAATAATACTGTTATAATGTTGCACAGTGCAATGTTATATCTAGGCACATTTATTAAGGCAATTTTATTAAGGAGAAACATATTATGGCAACATCATTGGCTGAAATTAGAGCAAAACTACAAGCGCAAGACACACGCAGTGCAGGCGGAGGAAGATCCCCAGGCGACAACGCCATTTATCCGCATTGGAACATATCAGAAGGTTCCAGCACTAGAATTAGATTCCTACCAGACGGCAACGCAAGCAACGACTTCTTTTGGGCAGAACGTTTGATGATCAGACTTCCATTTGCTGGAGTTAAAGGTCAAGCAGACAGCAAGCCTGTGATTGTACAAGTACCCTGTGTAGAAATGTACAAAGAAGCATGCCCCATTCTAGCAGAAGTGCGTGGATGGTTCAAAGATGCAAGTTTGGAAGACATGGGTCGTAAGTACTGGAAGAAGAAAAGTTACTTGTTCCAAGGTTTTGTGCGAGAAAATGCTCTTGCTGATGACAAGGCTCCAGACAATCCTATTCGTAGATTTGTTATTAGCCCACAGATCTTTAATTTGATCAAAGCGGCACTTATGGATCCAGAGTTGGAAAACCTTCCAACTGACACAACAGCAGGACTAGATTTTACAGTTACAAAAACCAGCAAAGGTGGCTATGCAGACTATAGCACCAGCAAGTGGAGTAGACGTGAGTCAGCACTAACAGCAGACGAACAAGCGGCTATTGACACACATGGTTTGTACAATCTGTCAGACTTCTTACCGAAACAACCTGGAGAAGTTGAGCTTAAAGTAATCAAAGAAATGTTTGAAGCCAGCGTCGACGGCGAAGCATATGATGCAGAGCGTTGGGGTCAGTATTATAGACCAGCAGGAATGATGGTAACAAACACGGCACCAGCAACACAGAGCGCAGACTCATCACCTTCTGTAGCACAACCTACGCCTAGTGCGGAGACTGCTACACCCGCTCCAGTTGTTGAGGCCGCACCCGCTACTGCTGCCGAACCTGTAACAGCAGAAGCACCTGCTAGTGACTCCAGCAAGCGTGCTGAAGATATACTAGCAATGATTAGAAATCGCAGTAAGTAAATTACTATTTTTAATAGTACTTGTGTTAAATATGTTGGGGTTACCTTTTACCCCAACATATTACCTTTTATAACATATGAATCCAATTAAATCTATTACATTCGGCCTTGACCCCTCAGCACCTCCTGCTTTTCTACTAGATTGGGAATTAACTAAGAAATGCAATTTAGATTGTTCCTATTGTGCTATAGGTGAATTTGGTGGCCATGATAATAGTACACAGCATCCACCACTGGCGGAGTGTGTAAAGTCCATTGACTTCATGTATGAATATGTAGACTTGTACATGCAGTATCGGAAAGAAAGCAATAGAAAAGTTGTGCTGAATGTATACGGTGGTGAAAGCCTAGTACACCCGGACATACTTAAAATCCTAGAATTAGTAAAGCAGAAATATCAACAGTATAAGGATCGTTGGGAACTTACAATTACATGCACTACCAATGGTATTGTTGGTACCAGGATGTGGAGTAAAATTATTCCATATATTGACGAGTTTATTGTAAGTTATCATCCTGAGAACATACCCAAGCAAAAAGAACAGTATAAGAAAAACATATTGCAACTGAAAAAGATAAACAAAAGTTTCAAGTGTGTGATGCTGATGCACAACGATAAAGAAATGTTTGATGATGTAGAACGAATGGTACAGTATTGCAAGGACAATAGTCTACCATTCTTCCTTAAACGACTGGACAATACAGAAGAACAATGGGCCTATACTGGCAAGCAGTTTCAAAAAATACAAGCAAACTTCACAGGTAACGAAGTTGACGAATCCGATGAAAAAGTATTAAGCATAGCAAAAGGTAGAGCTTGCTGTGGCGGACGTAAAATGTGTGTGAACGGGAATTATAAAGAAAACTTACTGTATATCAACAAGCAAGGATTCAAAGGTTGGAACTGTAGCGTTAATTGGTACTTTTTATTTCTTAGGCAATACAACGGTAAAGTTTATTCTAGCACAAAGGATTGTCTAACAAGTGTAACCACTAACCGTGTTGAGCCGTTAGGTAATATAAACAATTACCAAGTAATGTTAGACACACTTAGAACACAACTAGAAACAAAAACCATGCCAGTAATTAAGTGCGTAAAGGATATTTGTGTTTGTGGGTACTGCGCACCTAAAGCTACTACAGAGTCTGACCTAAACGAACTTTTAAAATATAGAATAGACATTGATGTATTAAACTATGTTAAGTCAAATTGATACAATATTATTTCCGGACTCCTGCGAGGTATTAGAAGTTGCTCCTCGAAGATTTGTGTATCCTATACACAAAAACGGATCGACTAGTTTACACAACTCTGGATTTAGGAAACTAGAACTAGAAGAAATAAAACAATTGGACATAATTGAAGTATTTGTTCGTGATCCTGTTGAACGTTACGTAAGTGGCGTAACCAAGTTTGTTGAAGACACCCAATTAGATGACTATACAGTTTTATATTTTGTTGAAAACTATCTGTTCCTCAACAATCACTATGCGCCACAGTTATACTGGCTACTTAATTTACAGCGTTTTACTAATGCTAAACTTATATTACGTCCATTGGACCAACTAAACACTATTACCAAATTACATCACAATGTAAGCAATAAGAATAAATTAGTAAGTGTAAGCGATAAAGTTGAATTTTATCTACAGTTGGATCAAGTTCTAGTAGGTGAACTACTAGGACGTATGGTTACGTTTAAACAGATAGTGCAAACAGTAAAGCATCGTTATCCACAAGTATACAAAGAAGTTATACAGAGATCAAAAGATTTATGCAGTGTCCTCGATTAGAACATTTTGTTAGATTCAACCCAGGCGGTACTGTAAGCCGTTGTGGGCATATGGTGGATCCACCAAAGTTTGCCAGTCTTGAAGAAATGGAACACAGTGACTGGATGTATCGTATTCACATGAATGAGGACTGGCCTGCAGAATGCATACGATGTCGTGATACTGAAAGTGTCAACGGCAAAAGCATTAGACAAAATGCTATAGAATTTGACAAACAACAAACCAAACATGATTATCTCACAGTAGGCGGCATACTGGACAACGTATGCAACAGTGCATGCTTTAGTTGTGATGCGTCCTACAGCACAAAGATTGGCAGTTTAACCAATAAGATATATCCTGTGGTAGACAACAGCAACGCATACTGGAACTTACCACTTGAGCGTGTTGTACACCTGGATATTAACGGTGGCGAACCAAGTGCAAGTAAGAATTACAAACGGATATTGCAAAACTTACCACCCAATTTAAAGTCATTACGTCTTAATACCAATTGCAGTTTGGTAATTGAAGAACTTGAAGACATTGCGGCAAGTGGCGTAGATGTAACTGTAACAGCAAGTTTAG